CATCAGCATCCTCATCAAACTTTATATCAGTTACAAAACCGATATTTTTACTTTTACATTTATTGCAAGAATATAACTTAGTACTATCATCACGATCAAAATTACCCCAAGGCTGATCGCCTCCTTCGGTATTATGACAATCTAAGCAAACAATATTTTCCATTCTATTAACAATTTCTTTTCCTTCGCTTTTCATTTGTTCTTTAAATATCTCCATTCCAAAGTCATAAGCGCTCCGATAAATCTTAATATTTGGATGCCATTTGCTCATTTCTCCAACTTCGATTGCATCATTAATCCCGTCTTCCATCGCTTTTAATGGACTAGGGTCGTCTTCTATTTCAGCAATTTCTTTACTGTTAGATTTCTGCTTTGAAGCAATTAAGTTCCAAGTCATCATTGCCGCCGTTATACAATCTGGATTACCCTTAAACATCGGGTGTCCAAATAAATCTTGGGTGCTTTCAGGCGTCATAAACATATCGTTTACCTTTATCTCCATCGCACCAATTACGTTTCCCATTTTATTATCAGTCATAGTTTGTTCCTTTTCATTGTCCATGTATGGGATCTTATGCTGAAAATTCTATAAACGCAAGAACTAATCAAAAATCTTTTCAAATACCTTAGTCCAATCAAAAGTTTGCTCGCACCAGTATACGGGCTCGACGGCCTTCAGACCTTCCATTTTTAATTGGATTGCATCCCTTGCATGGAACAAAAACAATTTGGATTTATCTTCTGATTTTTTCTGTTGCTTCACTAGTACCCAAGAAGAACTGTACGAGTGTCTAGCCATCCAAGCAACTTGATGCGGTCGCAGACTGACAGCGTAGCCAGTAATATATTTTAGTTCAACCATGTGGAACGAACCGCGTGGATCACAAATCAGTAAATCTGGAACGCCTAAAGACGCCCAACTTTCTAGCCTAGTTAAGCCGCACTTCGGGTGGAGCCTGTTCATCGCTTTCTTCATCTGTTGATAGAACGCGCTTTCTGGCTTTGTTCCTGTTCGATGTATTTTTGGTAGTTTTGTCATTAGGTGTTATGTCAATCGTCAGGGGTGCATACTGTTGCTTTAGATCTTCCAAAGCCTTTACCACTTCTTCCTTAGACATACTATCAATAGATCCTGTACGGATCTCAGATTTGCTAACGTATATATCGCCTTGCGCTTGTCCCCTCCGATACTCTGCCTGCACGGCCGCGCTATAAGCACCGTTAGATATAGAGAGGTCTCTAATAACCTGTAGGTCTCTCAAGTGCCTTTGGTATGTAACACCAAACTTTTCGTCCAGTTCGTTTCTAAATTTTTTAATGGACGCACAAACATGAGGACTAATATATGGGTTGGTTAATTCGTACGCTCTGGTGTGCGCACTAGAAGCAGGATAGCCTGCATTGATTGCCGCATCCCTCATGGTGATCTGGCCATCCTTACTAACAAGTTCTTTTACAAACAATTCTTGCTTTCGCGTAAGAGGAGTTGAAACGGTTACCCTTGGCCTACCTTTTTGTCGTGGTGCCGGATCCGACTTCTTCCCAACCTTTTTAACTAATTTCTTTCCCATCAAGCCCTCCTGTTAATAATAGTGCAATAACTTTTATTACACCAATTACCTATATACAGTCAAAATATATTTTTATAAAAAAACTCTTCAGGCCTCTTTAAGGCATTTTCTTGCATTAACAAAGTTACATTTTACTTTGTAGTAGTGTAACACTTTATGTAACCAATATGACACCTTGTTTTTATAACAATTATTGCCAAGTTACACCAGTTACACCGGTTACGGGTATATTTACCTAATTATTTTTTTTTATTATTTTGAACCTATATAGTGTAACATGTAACTTTAAACAGCAAAAAGCGGCCCGTGAGCCGCGATCTGTGTAACGCAACCCACGAGCCGTAACTGTTACGAGGTCTCTTTGTTTTTAAAGAACTCTTTATTTTTAAAAGAAACTGTTATTATTTTTTTCATTTCTTTTTCAAAAGCTGATGAATAGTAGTAAGGCTCATCGTCTTCTGGAACAAAGGTTCCTTTTTTTGGAGTTTTTACTTTAACAAGATAATCCATTTGAATTGTCTTTTTGTTGCCGTCATCATCGCGAGCTTTAATAAATCTACTATCGCTCATTCCGTTATCGTTAACGCTTGTATAACCCGTAACGTCAAAAACCATAACGACAATTTCTGCATCTTCAGTTTTATAAAAACGTGACCAAGCGTCTATAAACGATTGAACCACATTAAAAACTGCTTTTTTGGGAGAAGAGTTCCATGAAAAAGAACTACCGCCACCCACTAAAGTAACTGCAAAAAAATCTTTATTAACATTATTCATAATAACACCTTTTCTATGTAAAATTAATTGTCCATTTTTTTTAAATTTGCCGGTCATCGATGATTGCTCATCTGTTCGGAGGAGTTATGAGAGGCTAGTTAAAGCCTGATGTCAAAGAGCGGCGCCCCATCATTCGGGATCATTATATATAGTATAACACAGTATGGGACATCCGCAACCATACAAACGACGCTTTTGCGACGTATGCGACATTAGCAATGCCGCATAGTTCTTTGATTTTATTAGATTTTTTAAGTTCCCAACAACCAGTCAAAAGCTTTAGCCAACATGGTTTTTTCTTCTTTGGGCTCGACCTTTGGCTCTGCTTTATTGACATGGAAGCTTTTAACGGCGGGAAACGGAAAGTCGGTTGGTTTACATTGATAGATGATGTACGCCAGTTGATTGTCGGTTAGCTTTAATTTTTTGGCAATTTGAGCATTTGTCAGTTCGCCCTCGAACGCCAGTGTATGCGCTCTGTTAATCAACTCCGGTGAATGTTTCTTTGGTTGGGCCATTAGCTTATTTCCTTTATGTATTGATCGTATCCTTTGGTTAATTTTTCAATCGCTATCTCAACGCGGTCGGCGTTGCGTGGTACAAAGGGGCTATCCTTTGTGTCGATGCCATCCCATGGTTCTGCGCTGTAATCCAGCGGCAGGGCATAGCAGTCTACCTCGTTTGGATAGTCTGGTAGTTTGTGAAACAACCACCCTCCTTTGACTTTAATTTGGTTGGCTGGCACGTCGTCCCCGATGCGCTCTCCGAATTGTATTGCCATTTTTTTCATATTCATAGTTCGTCCATTTCTTTTTTGATTGAGTTAAAAACTTCCACCATTTGTATGGTTAAGCGCGGTGGTTTACGTTCTTCAAAATCGAGCCACCTATCGAACTGGTTTTGAACGACGGTTTTACAAGCATTTAATGCTTCCAAGTAACCTTCGTCCATGAGTTCTTTGCGGTCTTCGTTATACATTTTTAAGATGCTCCTTCATTTGGGCGTGTTGATATTACACACCAACCCCACACGTCATTTACTTTATCATCAATTGGCATTGGATCCCAAAATAAACCAGATTTGTGTTGTTTACTTAGTAGCTTATAAGCTACTAAAGCCTGTAGATTATTATCTTGACCGTCTATCCAATAAGCATAGATCGACTTGTTAAGACTTTTTAAAGTTTCCATATCATATCTAGTAAATCTATTGCCGAAATGATGCTCAAATCGCCAGATGTCAATCAACTCGTCACTTAATTTACAACTCGTGTGATGGAGAAAGTCGAAATCTTCCTCTGTTATTTCAATATACATTTGCGTTCTCCATTAAGACTTGGTCAATAGCGTCACGATGAGATTTAGCTTGAACATATCGGACTCCGTCATCGCTTTTTCCCCAAGCCCAAACAGCCCAGACGCCGGTATAACCATAACGCGGGTATTTATGTTTTTGACCACGCGCTCTAATAGACCTAGTAATGTCAACAATGCCGTATGATTTTAATTCATTTGGAAGACCAAATTTGTCAATTTTTCTAAAAGGATTAAACTGCATCAACTTGCCTCCTTTAAAAACTTTTCTTTAATCAACTGCGCGGCGTATTTTAGGTTACACATTACGATGGTGTCATCTTCTGGTAGTAACTCGGCAAACCTGATGAGCGTGGTCAGTGAGCCGCGAAGTTCGGCTATTTGCACACGAGGGTGTTTTTCTACATTATCCATCGTTGTTTCCTCTGGCATGGGCTCTATTTGCTTTTTGCCTGTGCAGTTATTGCAAGTGATGTAGTACTCGACGATCTTACCGGCCAAACAACGTTCTCTGGTTTCTGTACCGGTGCCGTTGCATTCTGGGCAATCTATCATTTTGTCCTCCTTTATTGTCCATGTATAAGAGTTACACCATGCATATGCATAAGTCAAACAAAAAAACCCCCGCCTAAGTTGATACTTTGAGACGGGGGCTAAGTTTGGACAATAAAATAGAAAAATATTCTATAAGGTATCGTACGGGATTTTATAAGAAGATGTCAAGCACTTTATGGTTGAACTGTCAAAGTATCATAAATTTGTAAGGTACAGCGGCTACAGGTTCGTTTTTGTTGGTAGGGGTCGTCGTCTTCTACGCGTATCAAAGCGCTCTCGCAAGCGGGACATAGTTCTTGATCTAATTTTCGTTTAAACGAGCCGTCACCCGCGGTCCATGTAGAGTTCATCTTTTTTAACATTCTTTTTGTATACGTCAAACACAAGTCTAAGCTGACCACTAATGGTTCTCCCCTCAGTTTTTGAAATTTGTTTGATCTCATCATAAATTTCTTTCGGAACCAATACGCTTTTCCATTTTTCGGTATCCATTTTCGTCTCCAATGTATTTCTATACAAGACTTTATAGGATTATATACAAGGTTACAAGCTTTTTATGTCGCTTCTCCCCAAGAAGGGCCAATTTCTATGTCCGTTTTGTTTGGTATGACTAACGGCACGGCATTTTCCATGATTTGTGCTATTTCTTGGGCTTCGGTCCGTGATTTAACAGACATGGCCATCTCGTCGTGAATCTGGACCATAGGCGTTTTACCGGCTTTGTATAAATCTACCATTGCTTTCTTTGTCATGTCAGCGGCGGAAGCTTGGATCAAACGATTTAGCGCTTTGTATGTGTAGGCGCGTTTTAATCTGGTGGTTTCGCCGTGGGTTTGGATAGCTTCGCG